TTTACACTCATTATGTCGGCTCATATTCAATATTCTTACTTAATTCAACAATCCCCTAGGGTCGCTCCCTATTGGATTGCTGATAAGCGTTTTTCTATTTTTGCTAACTTTAAGAGGTACATGTTTGGCGTCTCCAGACATGTATCTAGTGAGGAAGAGACCACTGTACATGCTTTAGTCAGTGACACCGTTGACAATCGGTTGTTGAATGATGAATGTACTATGGAGAGTTCTCTTGAAGATGAGACTATAAACTTTGGAAAGAGTCCAGCTACCCCTGATAGAGTGGTACACAGGAGGTTTAAACTCCCTTATTTGCAGCGTGTGGTGAGAGAATTGAGGATCGAATTTCCTTTTGCTCTTACCTCTTACACAAAAGCTAATTATGGCGCTATTTATTTCCGTGCTGGAGCTATTATGGCAGTCCATGGTTTACGCAAGACCTTGATAGCAGGACTTGCATCTCAGGCAGCTTCTTTATATTTTATACCTAATTCAGATGACATACAGGCTCAGAATCTTATGGATTCAGCCGAAGCCATGCTGAGTGATAAGATATATAGATCTGGAGCTTCCAATAAATCCACACCTATTTCCAATTTAATAGGTTTAGTGGTTCCCCGACTAGGTAGAACTTCTAGAAGGGGATTCGTTCCTGACCAATAAGGGGGCCTGGCTGTGATCCTAGGAGGTGACACTATAGAATGTAATAATGTTGAAATTGATTTCATCGTTGATGCACGGAATAATGTCATATCTGGTTTGATAGGATCACAGTCTAGGACCCCTGTTAAGGTAAAGCGGATGACGAAGATTTTGGGTGTGGGCCCAAAAGCTACCGTTTCTGCCTTTAATAATAGTTTGCATAATTTTTATCAATCTGTTAAATGTCGTGTATTCATGTATAAAGACGAGTCTGGTACTTGGATATCAAAAGATTCCCACCCACACGATGATTTGGTATACGAAAAATTGCTATCGGAAGAGTTTTCATTTTTGACTGCAAATAATGTCCCACACACTCCTATCCCTGTGACTGATTATCACAGGTTGTATTCGGGTCTGAAAAAGAGGCGTTATTTAAAGGCAGGCATTAGCTTGTTGTCTAGTCGTTTGCGTAAGCGCGATTGGAGAATAAAAATGTTCATTAAATTCGAGAAAGATATTCGTAGTGCTAAGCCAGATCACGTTCCCCGTACAATCTCTCCTCCAGGAGACAGGATGCTAGTTAGCGATGGTAGTTATTCTAAAGCTGCCGAGCATTCTGTTTTCGCGAAGGTTAACGAGATGTACGGACACATTGTAGTTGCCAAGGGCATGAACTATCAGGAATTGGGCATACTTTCCTTTTCTCATTGGAAAGCATTTAACAACCCTGTATCTGTTGATTTAGATGTTAAGCGATTAGATCAATCTATTTCCCAGATTGGGTTGCACCAGACCCATTTAGTTCTATGTTCTTTTTTTGGACCTGAACATGCGGATCGTATTATGTGGTTGTTTTCCAAACAACTTACTACGCATGCTAAAGCAAAATGTGATGATGGCGAGTTAGAGTACTGGGTTAATGGTACTCTTACTTCTGGACAAACAAATACTTCTATGGTAGGAGTTTTGTTAGTCACATGCATTTTACACGGTTATTTCAGGACCATTGGTGTCAAAATTAGACTTCTGAATTGTGGTGATGATTGTACCATAATTAGTGAAGAAGGCGATATGGGCAAAATAATTGGAGGCTTAAAATCTTGGTTTAGTAAGTTTGCTATGCG